GGTGTGCTCTTCCGATCTGGAGGAAGAGGAATCCAGTGGACTCGCCGTTGACACCGATAAGATAAGTTCCGCCGGTCGTGCCGAACTGGACCGTAGTCCAATCGCCGTTAGCGGTGTTTTCGTAGACCTCAAGACCCTCCCCTGAGTTCTCGCCGATGGTGTTGTCGTCGTCATCGATTAGAAGATCGTCGCCCTGGTCAACCGAAAGGCTGAAGTTCTCGGGATAGGGGACATTCGTGATGTCGTAGACCGTCGTATCGGTTGCGCCGAACATGCGGCTATTCTCGCCGACGATATATTTGAACAAAGAAACTGTATTCTGCCCGGTATTGCTGATCTGGGCATATGAAGCCGACCCACGCCAGAGAACGCAACCCGTCGCGGTCGGGAAAAAGTTATCTAGCCGCTCTGCCCCCTGCGGCATACCCTCGCCGTTCGGCATGGCCAAAGCGCGGTTGCTGATCCACCCGCCAACGGGCGCCATGAACGTGGCGACTTCCGATCGACGCGCGCGCTGTGGCGTGGATGCAGGAGAGCCACGAAGCATCAGACCCCTCCAAGTGGCCAGGGCCACGCCAGATGCGTATTCAGGCCGGGCCGGTTACCGCCTTTGCGGATCGTGCGGGCTCCCTTATCCCGCGCCATTGCCTGAGACAGCGCAATGTCGGAGTTCTTCAGGTCTTCGTCGTAGTTCATGCCCTTCATCGACTTCCAGCGCCAGATAAGCGCCAGCGTCAGAAGCCGGTCATCTAATGCAAATAGGTCGTCATCGCGATCGAACGCGGCCTTTTCAGTACCAGTTGAGCTGGCGGCCCAATAGTTGCTGACGTATGGGAATGTGGCCACAGCTCCGCTAGCAGGCGCCGGGTAGAAGTGAAACTTGTTGCCACGGATCATCCACGCGCCTGGCGTGATCGTGAAGCCCTGCGCCTCTAGCAGCGTCCACTGGCCGTAATTGTTGATATGCTCGTAACCCCAGCACCAATTGTTGGGATCGTATATCTCGGTTGCCTGAACCATACGGTCATAATCAACCGGGAACGGGTATTCGAGGCTTACCCCGTCGCCCGTTGTCTGTTGATATTTAACCAGCGCCTGCCAGTCGTAAGCCTTTGCAATATCCGGTGCCGCTTCATTGGCGAGACTTGCGATTTCGACGCAAATCTCTTCGTCCGAAGCGAACACAGAGTTAGGCCGTCTTGCGACAAGCCTTGCAATGGCATCCTGGCAGCTTGACAAAGCGGTCATTGGATGCTTATTTTATATTGGAAGGAGAACATCTATGAAATGCTCCATTGAAGGCTGCGAAGCAGCGTCTTGCAACATCCGAGGATGGTGTAGCAAGCACTACAAGAGGTGGACTAGGTACGGCGACCCATTGAGGTCTGACAGACCAGCTAATGGAACAGCAGTCGAGTTCTTCGAAGAAACCGTAATCCCATTCAGCGGAAGCGCCTGTCTATTATGGCCATTCGCAAAAACTAGAGGGTATGGCGTTCTTGGTAAGAAGCTTGTTACGCGACAGGTATGCGAGCGAGTTTATGGCCCCGCCCCTTCAATAGCCCACCACGCGGCACATAGTTGCGGCAACCCTCCCTGCTGCAACCCGCAACATTTGTCGTGGAAGACACCGAAAGAGAACAATAGCGATAAGATCGGCCACGGCACTTACCGCGTCGGAGAAAGGGTCGGAACCGCGAAATTAAGCGACATCGAAGCAAGATCAATCAAAGCTATGCTGGGAGCCGGCCTATCCTTGGTTGAGATATCCAAGAAAACAGGCCGGCATAAATCTACGATTTTCAACATCAAGAGCGGAGCCTGTTGGGCCTGGCTCGATTAGTCATCAGGCGGCCGACAGCTCACGGATGGAGGCCAACAGCGTCTGACGGGACGGGTTGCCCCGGGGCTTGCTGCCGACCTTATCGGCGATCTTCTCCTTGAGCTGCTCGTCCGTCATAGCTTCGAACTCGTCATCCGCAGCCTTGATGGCGGCTTCCACCTCGGCGGGCGTCGGCTCCTTAGCCGGAATCTGAGCGCGCAGCGCCTCGATCTGGGCCTGCAGATCAGCGATCGTATTGGCGTTGTTGGCGCCGGCCGAACGGTCAGCCATGTAGCGACGCGCCATTTCCTTGAGAGGGTTGGCGTTCATCTGCAGGCTCTTGAGGTTTGGGCCTTCCAGATGATGCAGGGCTTCGATCGAGTAGATGCGAAGCGCGCGGCACAGCGAAAGCTGGGCGTCCGAGATGCCGTAAGGCTTGAGCATTTCCAGCGGGGTGCCAGCGGCCTTCTGGTCGTTGCCTTCCAGGAACTCGCGGTACTGGTCTGCCCAGCGCTCGGCATAGGTGATCGTGCGATGGCCGTCGCGCTTCCAGAACGCATTGGCAGGGAATACCGGAGAGTACAGTTTCGATCCGGCAAAGCGGACCTCGACCACTTCCAAGGTTTCCAGAACCTGGCGCTGCTGCAGCTCGGACTGCGGCACGTTCTCAACGGTGATGTGCTTGAAGATCGGGGTAACGGTAATGTCGCGGGTGTCGATCGGGACGCTAAGTGCCATTGTAAGATCCTGTCTGAGAGGAAGGGGAAGGGCCGCGTATTACGGCGGCCCTTCGTTTTCGATTAGGCCGGGACGGCGTTCTTGGCGCCACGGCTGACGTGGAGATACTGACCGCTCACGATCGCGGTATTGACGGGGGTGTAGAACCCGCCAGAGCCGGTCGCGACGGTGTATCCCGGAGTGGTGATAACCACCTGAGTGCCAGTCGTGGCCGTGGCCGCGATGTCGGCCGAAGCCTGCACCCAATAGTACTCACGGCCGTCGTCGCCGATTTCCACGTTGCCGAGCTTGTACGACGGGGAGGAGACGCCACTAACCACAGTGGCGCCGTCATAGACGCCGGTAAGATCCCAATAGGGCATGCCGGTAAACACGTCATCGAGCTGCGGCCCAAGCTGGGGCGTAGTCCGGAACGGGACAGAGTTAGCCATTTCATTGATCCTTTCTGATTACGCGACGGTGCGCAGGCGATACGAGAACAACGGGTTCTCAAGAACCATCTGGCCAGACCAGACGATGCCCTGAGCAACCGCGTCCTGGTTGATCGGGCGCATGCCATCACCGGGATGGAACGGCACGAACGACTGGCCGGGGAACTCGTAGATGGACATCGACTGCGTATCGATGCCGTAGATGGTGTTCGCAGGCATAACGTTGCCGACGCCACCAGCCGCCACGATCTCCACCAGGCCGGCGGGGGTGTGGTAGGCAAGGCCGGCGTAGCCCAGACGCGCCGAACGCTCGGTTGCGAGGCGCTGATGCGCGACGAACGAGGCCGAGATCGCCTGATAGGACAGACCATCCGCAATCAGCAGGTCCTCATACTGACCGTTGCGCGAACGGTTGAGCGAAATGCGCTCAATGATCGGGCGGGCGGTCGTCGCATCCCAGGCGGTGCCGATGTCGGTGAAGTCGGTCGTGGCGTTGAACGACGAGGTGCGCCAGTTCGGAACGTCCGCACGGTCGATGCCGCCATAGACGCCGGTATTGGCGACGATCGGGATGGCGCCGCCAAGACCAACCATCTGGCGACCGCCAGAGCCGGTGCCGTCACCCACGAGGGCAACTTCGAACTCTTCCTTCACGGCCTTTTCAGCGGCACGCACGTAGAAGGACATGAGGTCAATGACCTCTTCCTCGCCACGGGTGTACAGCAGTTCGGTGCCAGTCAGGGAGAACATCGACACGACGCGAGACCAGTTGAAAACTGCCGAGTTGAGCAGTTCCTTCGGGGTGATCTCGATCTTGTCGTAGCCCGTACAGGGCTTGTTCTTTACGCTGGCTCTTTATCCAGCGCTTCTATGCCTTTCGAGGTACGCCATCGCTGATTTCAGCCACTCGGGCCGCTCTAGCGGTGCCAACGATATGTTGCACAGGTTACAGAGAATATCCCTGACCCGGCTACTGCCGTGGCAATGATCGACAACCATAGTCTCAACCGAGACACCGTTGTCGCATATGGCGCATCTGAAGTTTTGGGCTTCAAGCATCGCGATCGCCTCATCCCGCGAAATACCGTAGTTTCTGCGGTAGTGGCTTTCTTTGGCCTTTAGAAGCAACCTGTCCCGGTTAAGGGCATTCCAGGAAGCGTTCGTAGCGGCCTTCCGATCCTTATTCTTCGCTGACCATTCTTGGGCGCGGCGTGAGTTGCAAACCTTGCAATAGGTGTACAACGTGCCAGACCCACGAACCGGAAAATCATCTAAGGGCTTGATTGCCTGACAATCCGGGCAAAGCTTCGTACCAGCTTCGCGATCAACTCGTATTTTCCCAATTCTTCGCATAGTTCAGACTATATCATCACTCTGTCGTAACTAACAGAGGCCGGGCGCTCGTGGGTGGATTATTCTTTCGTCACCACCTAGTCGTTGAACCTTCCGCACCCCTAGGGCTTTCGCCTTACATGTGCGGCTTGGCTGCTGATTACCCTCGACTCCTACGTTAGGGCTTCCCAGCAATTCACCCGGTTTAAAGTGGTCTACGAGTTAAACCACTGAGCCTGCAGCTTGTCGAACTCGATCGGAACGCGAAGCTCCGGTCCGCCGGCACGCTTGACCTGGATGCGGCCACTGTCACGCAGGATGCGGGTCAGCGGGGTGGCATTGTAGACGATATCCTGGATCTTCTTCGAACGCTTGGCGACAGCCGCAGTGAGAAGCTGCCGGTAATGGCGGTCATCAACGATGGCCATTGTGATTTCCTTTCAGGGATTTATGCAGACATTCGACGCAATTCCTTGCGCAACATCTTTGTGAGGTCTTCATCGGCCTCTTCGACTTCGGTATCGATACCGTCATCGGGAGCGCCACGGATGGACTTGGTGCCCTTGTCAAGCTTCGCAGGACGGGCAGGGTCGGCGGCAGGAGCCTCGCGAGCCTGAGAGACCTCGACCGCGGAAGTCGGATTGATCCGAACAGCCATGTCGTAGGCAGCTTCAAGCTTCTCTTGAGGCGTCAGGGACGCCGGAATTTTGCCGGACTGCAGGAAGAACGCGATGTCGTCCTGTAGTTCGTCGTATCGCGGGTTTGCGGCCCGGAATGGGTCAATGATGGTCGCGGCGGCTTGCGCATTGCGCATCTCTTCCAACTGCGCCTTCACGGTCTCAAGCTCAGTCCCCATCTGCCGCACCGCAGGATCGGGCGCCGCAGGGGCTGCCGGCGCGCGGTGAGCATCCGGATTATTCAGGACATGATTGGCATACTGCTCAGGCGTGATGCCCCGCGTAGCCATGATCTGGCGGATAGCCTCAATCGGGTTGGACTGCAGCAATCCGTCAAGCGCGGTGTAGCGCTCCATCGCCTCAGGGACAGACGTCTTGTGCGCTTTGGCCATCTCATCGAACTTGGCCAGCTTCTGCCAGTTCTCGTGGCTCTCCTTGTACTGAGTGACCTCAGTCTCGTGCTCGCGGTACATGCGATCAATGGCCGACTTGACCACGTTCGGCACATTGCCCCAGGCTTCCTTCTCCTTGGGGAGAAACCGGGCGGGAGGCTCAACGTGCTGGCGGCCCTCAGACGGACGCTTTTCAGTGGCCTCCTGCCCGGCTGCGGCCTCATCAGGCGCGCTCTCTTTGCCCTCGGGAGCGGCTTCCGCCTTCTCCTGTTTGGCGAATTTACCGTCCTTGGCTCGCTCGCGCGCCGCCTTCTCTTCCTTCGCCTTGGCTTTCTCGTCAGCCTCGGCCTTCAGTTCCTTCTCGTCTTTGGCGTCGTCTTCCTTGACTTCCGGCTTTTCGGTCTTCTCGGCATCGCGGATGCTCTTCAGTTCGGCATCAAGAACGCTCTCGATCGAATCGTCTGCGCCCTCGCCCTCGGCATCCGCAAGCTGCGGCGCTCCGCCACCCGATTCCAGATTGACCGTGTTGGGGTCCAGAGTCGTGCTGAGGTTCACCGTGCCCGGCTGGGGCGCAGTGCTTTGATCGATGTTCATTGGATTACCTGTCTGAGGGGTAAGGTTAAGGTTCGAGGCTTACGACTTCGGGCAGCTTGCCGGCGGCAACGTCCGCGACGGCATGGCGAACGTCATCACGCAATTCCGCCTCGCTGCTCTGGTGCTCAACCCACGGCATGGAGTCGTTGCCCAGCTCGATAAAGTCGATACCGTGCGGGTTGCCAGAAGCCCTGTGAGAGCGCGCAAGGCCAGCCTTGGTCGAGTACCACTTGCCATCAGCCGCCGACTGTACGGGCTCCGCAAAGCTGCCAATGACCATAGGGGCGCCAAGGCTCGATCGGTTGTTCGGGGCAGGCTCACGCACCTTGCGCATAACCTGCCGGCCGTCACCTCGATCGAACCAGCGGTATTCGGCCATCAGGCTTTGAGCGCCGTGACCAGGGCATCCTGCTTGGCCTTCAGCTCCATGCAGAAGTCCAGCAGCTCGGCAACGGTCGGTGTCGCCGCGTTGGCAATCGTGGTCGTACCGCCCGGCGTCGGGAGCGTGCCAGTCGTGGCAGTCACCGTCATCGGGGTAAGGGCCGCAACCTGAGCCTTGGCGGCAACAGCGCCGTCAATCTGGGTGGCCACCTCTTTCGCAAGCGGGGGCACCATGCTCAGTTCGCAAAGTCGTCGTACGTTAGCCATGTCGTTCTCCTGTTAACCCGGCAGACCTTCAACGATCAGCGGGATGCCATTCTCTTCAACAATCACAATCGGGGTGCCGAGGCCGTTGGTCGCAACGGTCGCGGCGGGGGCGTTCTCTTCAACCGGGATAACCGGGATACCAAAGCCATTCGCAGCGATCACAACAGGGAAGCCCATCAGACGCGCTCCTTCATCGCTTGGCGCTCGGCCAAGGTCATCTGGCGGTCGGTGCTCTGCTCGCTGAACTCCTGCTGGCGATCGGCGCGGCTTTCGGCGCGCTCGCCCTGCTGTTCCGTGTGGCCCTGCTGGCGCTCTGCCATCTGCATACTGTGGCCGGTCTCGGCTTTCTGAAGCTGACGGTCCTCTTGGGCCATCGCCTGGTCAGTCTGGCGCGACGTGATGTCAGCGACGGTCTTGATGTCCTCACGGTCCTGCGTGCGGCCGTCGCTCTGCACGTCGGCGCCCATCTTGGAGATTTCCGCGTAGATCTTCTCGATCTGAGCGTCGGTGAGCTTGATCTTGGCCTGAAGCCCGCCGATTTCGAGCTGGAGCTTGTCTTCCTTCTCCTTGGCGCTCTGCTGGAACTCGGCCATCTTGAGCTGCATGTTCTGCTGCTCGCCGGCCGCCTTCACTTTGACGGCTTCAATGGCCGCCTGCGCCTTGCCAATCTCAGCCTCCGCAAGCTTCATGTTCGCCGCCGCAAGGGCTTCGTTGCCCTCCTCAGCGCCGTTGTTAGCCGCTGCCGCCGCCATCTGAGGGGCGCTGTCGATAAACTCGTCAATCACGCTGTTGAGCGTCCGGCCGACGCGATACGGCTGGAGCGAGAACTTCATGATTTCGCCGGCAAGCTTGGCCGCAGACGGCCCCATTGCCGCCAGACCCATCAGGCCCTGAGATGCCGTGCTGAACGTCGTCAGGAACTCGTTGCGGCTCGCCTTCTCCTGCATCTCGTCCGTCAGAACGGTCGAATCCGTCTCGATTTCGAAAGCAAAGCCGCGCGCCTTGCCATCCCGCAACAGCTTCATCACGTCTTCAATCGGAACCTGCTCGCTAGCCTCCTTAAGCATCGGCGCGTACTTGGCAATGATCTGCTGCTGTGCCTGCTGGAGCTGTTGCTGGCCTTGCTGGGCCATTTGCTGCATCTGCTGGGGGTCTTGCTGCGGGGCCTGCTGTACGGCCTCCTTGGCCTTCTCACCCAGCTCCCTCAGCTCGTCCTTGGCCTCTTTCTCGATCTCCTTGATCTTCTTTTCAATCTCAGCCTTGGTCGGGATCTCCATCTGGCTCATGTCCAGAAGCGTCTCTTTCGAGAACTCCTCGGCCATGATCTCAGCGGCAATCTGTGTTACATCGCGCGCCAGGCGCTGCAGTTCGTCCACCTTCTCCCGCACCCGCACCGAGCCGTACTGGCTCTTGAGCTGCTGTGCGCCCAATGTTTCAGTGGCATCCGTCTCGCCGCGCATGATGTCAGAGATGCCGGACAGGCGGTCATAGTCCGAGAACAACTCACGGCGAGCTTCAATCAAGCCCTGAATGGCCGTGGCGATCTCTGCAAGAGGCAGCCAGGTAACGAAGCCGGACGCGCTGCTGGACATGAGCGCCGCGCTCGGCACGGGAATCAGTAGGGCCGAGTTGCCATCGTCTGCCAGAGCCTGTTCTACCGCATCGCCCACATCGCCGCCCGCAGGGATAAGCCCCTTCATGCGGATCATGTCGAGGAGATCGTAAATCCGCTTGGTGAGCGAGTTGATCTTCTTGAAATGGCCCGCATACCGAACATAATCGGGGATCGGCTTGAGTGAACGCGGCTTAAGTGTTCCATAGGCAGGGCGGGGGCACGGGAAGAACCCACGCAACTTCAAATGCGGCTCGTCCGCATCGAGCATGACATCGACGCCCTCGGCCACCCAATAGACCTTGTTATCGGCCTTGTG